AAGCAAAGGTAGATGAGATAGATAAGAACACTAAAGACCTTGTAACTGCTATTGACGCTGCCAAGGGTGCTGTAAAGGTTCTTAACTGGATAGCATCTATTGCTCAACCAGTTTTGTGGATTGGTGGGTTGGTTATTGCTGCAGGTGCAGTTTGGCAGACATGGCTTAAAAAGTAATGGCTGATGTAAAGCAACAGTTAGATATACCTCCTGTACCTTCTTTGAGTACATCAGGAATTGTCTATTCTCAAAATGTCCAGAATCAAAACAATGGACTTTTGAGATTGTTTTTTACTAAGTTAGTTAACTCAATACAGTCTGTTATTGGACCAAGAGGTGGCAAGTACTTGAATAATCCTTATGGGGCTTTTCAAAGTACTGTTGACCAAACAGCAGCATTAGCTAATACGGCCTATGCCATGACTTTAAATACTACAGATTATGCCAATGGCGTAAGTGTAGCAAGTAGCTCAAGAATCACAGTTACTGACGCTGGAATCTGGAATTTGCAATGGTCTGGTCAGTTTGAAAATCCTGATTCTCAAGACCATGATGCTAGGGTCTGGTTAAAGATTAACGGAACTGTAGTTGTTGGATCAACTGGATTCTTTGCCGTACCAAGCAAACATGGATCTGTTAATGGTCATGCTTTAGTTGGATGGAATTACTTTTTAAGCTTAAATGCAACTGATTATGTTGAGCTTTGGTGGGAAACTGATAGTACGCAAGTAAGTATTCAAACTTATGCTGCAGCAGGTAACTATCCCTCAACTGCATCCTTAATTGCTACAATGAGCTTTGTGTCTAACCTACCTAGGCAATAGAATACAGATATGGCATACATTCCACTACAAATTCCTCCAGGCGTATACAAGAATGGTACTGAGTATCAGTCTAAAGGCCGTTGGAATGGCTCAAATTTGGTACGTTGGTACGAAAATACTATTCGCCCTGTAGGTGGATGGAGGAAGCGTTCTTCTAGTCAAATGACGGGTTTGGCTCGGGGTTTGATTAATTGGCGTGATAACTCTAACAACAGACGTATCGGAATTGGTACACATTCAAAGCTTTATGCAATGAATGAAGCTGGTACTTTGTTTGACATTACACCCACAAGTTTTACTGTTGGTGATGCAGATGCCGTACTAAAGATTGGTTATGGCTATGGAACTTATGGAACAGCGGCTTATGGTGTTGCTAGACCAGATTTAGGCTCATACACTCCTGCCACAACATGGTCTATGGATACATGGGGTGAGTATTTGGTTGCTTGCTCAACTAAAGATGGAAAACTGCTTGAATGGCAATTAAATACCGCTAGTGATGCGGTTGCTATTACTAACGCACCAACTAGCTGCACAGGTCTTATTGTTACTCAAGAACGATTCTTGTTTGCATTGGGTGCGGGTGGTAATCCCCGTAAAGTTCAATGGTGTGACCAAGAAAACAATACTGTATGGACTCCTGCTGCCACTAACCAAGCTGGCGACTTTGAGATAACCACTATTGGCTCTTTAATGTGCGCTAAACGCATCCGAGGCGCTACCATTCTGTTTACTGATGTGGATGTGCATACTGCCACATATATTGGCCCACCATTCATTTATAGCTTTGAGCGTATTGGTAGTGGTTGTGGCGTTATATCTAAACAAGCAGTAGCTGCTACTGATAATGCCTGTATTTGGATGTCTGGTTCAGGCTTCTGGATGTACGATGGCTTTGTTAAGCCTTTAAACTCAGACGTTTCTGATTACGTGTTCAGCAATATGAATGCTACTCAGTCATCCAAGGTTTACTGTGTACACAACTCTACTTATGGTGAGATTTGGTGGTTTTACCCAAGTGCTGCATCTAATGAAGTAGATTCTTACGTTTCTTACAATTATCGTGAGAATCATTGGGCTATTGGTACTTTAGCCCGTACTTGCGGTACAGATCGTGGAATCTTCAATAATCCAATTATGGTTTCTACAGACGGGTATGTCTATGAGCATGAAATTGGCTTTGCTTATGATGGGCAGACATTGTTTGCTGAGTCAGGACCAGTAGAGTTGGGCAATGGGGATAGAACCATGAGTCTGACAGGATTAGTTCCTGATGAAAAGACTGCGGGTGATGTTCAGGTGCGATTTAGCACTAAATTCTATCCAAATGCTACAGAATACAACTATGGCCCATATTCAATGGCAAGCCCTACTTCAGTACGCATAAGCGGAAGACAAGTAGCAGCCAAGATTGAGGGTGTTAAATTAACTGATTGGCGAGTTGGTGTTATTAGGTTTGACGGGAAGCTTGGCAGTATTAGATGATTAACTACGAAAAATACAAAACTAATGGTGAACTACCATTATGGGCTGTATCTTTCCAAAAAGTAGAAAAAATACTTGAACCTGCTTTAGAATACGATAACACTCATAATATGCAAGACGTAGCCGACTGTATTGACAGTTGTACGATGCAATTATGGCCTGGAGTTAACAGCGCAATTGTTACTCAGGTACAAAACTTTCCAAGAATGAAGGTTTTGCATATATTTTTGGCAGGTGGTAATCTAAAAGAATTAGAGACACTTACCCCCCATATTCAGAAGTTCGCTGAAGACATGGGATGCCACAAGATCACCTTAACAGGACGTAAAGGCTGGTCAAGAACTTTTGTATCCAAATTTAACATGAAGCCAACACATTATTGGCTATCTACGGAGGTGTAATTATGTCTGGTGGTTCAAGTCAACAAACAGCGCAGCTTGATCCTGCATTGCGTGATGCATATTTAGCAAATGTTACAAGAGCACAAGGTGTTGCCTCTGGTCTAGCACCTAGAGAGTTTGCAGGTTTTACGCCTGACCAACAAAGATCATTTAATGTTGCTCGTCACTTTGCAGACCCCAATACTCCGCAAAATTGGGCGGGACTTGATACTGCATCTAGTTTAGCCACTAGCGCAGGTCTATATCAACCTGAAAGAGTAACTTCTCGTGATGTTGAGGCTGCTTTGGCTAATGCTGCTCAATTAAGCCGTGGAACAGTTCGTGATGTTAATGCAGAACGTATTGCATCAGAAAAAGTTACTGGTGCTAATGTTGCTTCTGAAGCATTAAAACAAATTGCACCACAAGCCCGTGCAAATATTCGTGATATTGCAGCTGGTTCATTTTTGAATCAGAACATTCAGCAGTATATGAATCCATATACTCAAGCAGTTACTGAGCAAAGTTTGGCAGACCTAGAGCGTTCAAGATTATTGCAACAACAACAAACTGCGGCTCAAGCTACTGCTGCTAAAGCTTTTGGTGGATCTCGCCAAGGTGTTGCTGAAGCAGAAACAAATCGTGCTTATGGAGAGAATGCGGCTCGATTAGTTGCTCAACAAAATGCACAGGCTTATGATGTAGCGCAACGTGCTGCAGAAGCAGATCTTGCCCGTCAGATGCAAGCACAACAACTTAACCAAGCTCAAGATTTGGCAACAACTCAACAGTCCTTGCAGTTGGCAGGACAGTTTGGCTTGGCTAATCAAGACGCTGCTTTAAAAGCTCTTCAGGCTAATCAAGATGCCGCATTACGTTCTGCTTTAGCAAATCAAGGTTATGACTTTAATGTTGGTCAACTTAATACTGAAAACATACAACAAGTTAACCTTGCTAATCAAGCATCTAAAAATCAAGTTGGCTTGGCTAATGCCGCTAATTTCTTGCAAGCTAACTTAGCAAATCAAGCGGCAGGATTACAAGCTAATCAACAGCGTTTGGGTGCGGCTGGTCAAGTTGCAAACATTGCAGGTCAAGGCCAACAAATGGGACTTACTGGCGCTCAAGCACTTCAACAACAAGGTGCATTGCAACAAGGATTCTCACAACAACAGTTGGATGCAATCCGCAATCTGCCATTGGAGCAACAACAGATTCTCAATCAAGCATTGGGTATCAATGTTGGTGGTGGCTCTGGAATGCAGTCTACATCTACTTCACGCCAAGGTTTGCTTGGCTTGCTTGGTATTGGTTAAGGAGTAAATTATGCCTTTTAATATTGGGTTGTTATCTGATGCCGCATTGACGGGATTGTCTGATACTGAAAAAACTGCCATGCAAAAGCAAGCCACTCAACAGTTCTTGTTGGGCAGTTTGTTAAGCGGAGATCCTGCTACTGGTTTCAAGTCTGCAATGGATATTCCTGCTACTTCATTAAATATGCAGAAGATGATGCGTGATGCACAAATTGCTCAACAACAGCAACAAGAGTTAGCAGGTTTTAAAGAAAAATATGCGCCTACACCACAGCAAGCCCTCCAAAGAGCATATTCAAATCTACCAGAGAATACTTCTTTTGATTACAACCCAACTCCTGAAGCCTTATTTAGGCAACAACAGATATTAGGTCAGCCGATTGATTACAACCAAGCTTTATTAGATTCTTTGCGTTTGTCAGGAAATCCTGCACAACCTCAGATTCGTGAAACTTTGAAATCAATGCAACCTACATTTATTGATGGATTGCGTGTTGATAATCAAGGAAAAGTTGTTGGCTCTTTGCCACAACAAAAAGAAGGTATACAGACTCAGTTTAATCTTGGTACAGGGCAATTTGCTGCCAATCCTGTGCAAAACTATATGATGTCTAAGTTAATGACTCAGCCTCCTGAAGTCTCTGCAAATACTATGCTTGGAGTTAATCCTCAAGGTAATATTCAACAAATGGCTATTCCAGGCTCTAGAGAAGCTTTAACTTCTATTGAATCAGCAAAAGCAATTGGTCAGGCTGGCGGTCAAGTTGAACAAGTTATTGGTGCAGATGGTAAGACTTACTATGTTCCTAGATCTTCTCTTCTTACTCAGCCTCCTCGTGCTGGCGCTGCAGGAACTACTCCACCAGTTGGAGGAGTTGCAGGTGCAGTAGCCAAGATTTCTCCTGCTCAAGAAGCAGTAAATCTTGCAACATCAAATCGATACAATGAGTTTACAAAAACTGCTCTTGATGCCGCATTGACTGTTAGTGATCGTAAGACTTCTGCTGAATATTTATATAACGCTGCCGAACAACTTGATCCTAATAAACTGACAGAGTTTTTTAGTACTGGTGCGGCTTATATGAGAGCTATACCTGGTGTTGGCGATAAATTTGACTCACTAGTAGGCAATGTTAACTTGCTCAACAAGACACGTTCTGAAGGTGTTTTGAAAGGTTTGAGCAACATTAAAGGCAATGCCAATGCGTTTGAAGGTGGAATTGTTGACAAGGCAACTACTGGTGTAACTGATCCTAAGTTTGTTACCAAGTATGTATCTGCCTTGGAGATTGCTGCCGCAGATAAAGATGATGCCCGACAGAGATTCATTGATGCCTACACAGGTGATCCTAAAGCTGTTTATACGGCATGGGCTAACTCTCCTGATAATCCACGTTTGTATAACCATCCAAAGGTTAACCAGTTCCTTAATGAGCAAATTGCTTCTTGGCAACAAGGTGGCTCACAAGGTAGTCCTGTAATGCCAGCAGGTTTTACAGTTGGACGTAGTAAATCAACTGGCGCTATTTTGATTAAGAAGCCTGATG